GGCATTATGAATTCCGGGTAGTTCATCGTTTCATCCGATGCAATTTCGGAGAGTATGACCAGTACAATCTTGACATTAACAAGGATGGACAGTTTGTATTCGAGGAGGTCAAATGCCCATTACGGGGTGAATGTGAACATGAAGGGGTGATATGCAGACCGGAGCTTGATACAGCACTGACTGATCGCGAGATGGATGTATTCCGGCTCATTGCCTCCAACTGCCAAACAGATGAAATTGCGGCAGAGCTGCATATCTCGCCTTGTACGGTTAACCGCCATCGGGAGAATATCAAGGCAAAAATCAAGGTTCGTAATGTGGGTGAGATGATTTCTTACTGGCACCGGAATCAAATGAAATAAGCCCACCGTGAGGTGTGCCATCTGTGTTTAATGTGTATTCTATGGCTGTGACGGTCTGCGAAGATAGTCCGGCCCCTCATACTACATTCAAATGGTAGCGGTATACTTAAGATTTGCTGCGACTGGGGTTCGATTCCCCTATATGAGACGACGATTTACTAACTTAATAAACAGAATATATGAATAATAACAAAGGTTTTTCCTCCATTTCCACTCCTGACGGACAGTTCAGGATGTGGATTCCACGTCCGACGGCTTCGGGCAGAGTAATATGCAACTGTGGATTTGCACTCAAGAGTCATCTTCCTTTCGTCGATGCCGTTGATGCGCTGGACTACCTGCAGGTAGACGAAGTTCGGCAGATAGACCAGGACTTTAGTATCCTTGCTATTTCATTTCTTAATGCGCCGCATGAGTGTATGCTGAAGATGATAGAAGATATCCCCGAACTTATGGAGCAATACTTGGTAAATACATAAAATCTGAATGCTATGAGATACTTTATAGATAACATCAAGACTTATGCCAATGTCAACAAAAAAGGCAGGGCATTACAGATATACGTGCAACAGTTTGACCGACATCTGATTGCTGACGAATGTTCTTTGGATGCACTGAAGTGTGACATCGAGCACCAGATTAAGGTTATGAATGAGAAATACCCACGCAGCCGTCCGGTTCGGCTCGAGGTATATGAGAATGCCAAGGGTGGACAGTGGACTATTCTTGTGGAGCATGACAGCGACAGCATTGTCTGCATCATATCCTATGAAAAGGTGATGGGCTATTATACCTTGGCAGATAAGATAGATCAATTTGCAAAAATAGGACAGTGATGAGTAATGTGATTGTTTTTTTGTGGATATCACTAATTGTGATAGTGGCAGTCTTGATACTATGTGTCTGGGCAATGCGGAAAGCATCCGGATCTTACCGAATTCTCTTTCTCTTTGATATTATCGTCTTGATGATAAATATTGGGATAATAGGATTTGCAATTGGTTGTCTATCTAATATGCGGTAATATGAGAGATTTGAAAATGACAGATTTCCCGACATATCCTTGGGAGACCCTTGACGTGTATCAGGACAACAGTTACTGTTACAATATCCGCCCTGGCCAACATGTCGTTGGAGATTTATTCGACAGTTCCAGAACGAAGCTGGTATCATACAACAGAAAATCACATGTGCAGATAATCTGTGTATGCGACCCCTACAAGCCGCCTTTCTATGCGCGTGAATGTATGTATGGTGTATATTCGGCGTGGAAAGAAATCGGAGAGGACATCTTTAACCTGGAGCTGATGGAGTATTCTACCAAGCAACAATTCCCACCCCTATGTACATCACACCATTATTTTTGAATATTATGGAAAATGAATCATTTGAAAGGGCCAAAGCCATTAAGGAAGAGATTGAAAAGTGTAATTCTCTTCTTGAGTCAATTCTAAAAAGCAGCAGGGAATGTTGTGTGTATCGCGATGCCGATAGGGGTACTCGTGATCTTGTTGTTATCCCCCTTCCCAAGTATTGTACCCAGTACATTATTGATGGACTTTACGTGAGAAAGTGCCGGATGGAGCAGGAATTTAAAGAGTTATAACAATCTAATAATAAGAATCATGGTAACCAAAACAACATTCAAAAAGAAATTTCCGGACGTTAAGGTGCAGAAGCTGCAGACCAGCGTTGTCTTCAGCAGGCAGCAGGTAGAAGAAACCGTATTGAAGATGTGCGATTCTCTCGGTGTCGGACTGCTTTATTACAATTATGCAAACAGATGGATAACCGTTTATACCTCCGAGAAAATGAAAAAGGCACTGGACTCAATGAAACCGGGTTCTGAGGTATTTCACGAACATTATGGTGTCTATGGTAAAGTGATAAGCGATAAGCCATTTGTCATTTGTGGAGAATTGTGTATTAGGGTTGACTTCGGGGGAATGCCTGAAAGTGGAGCATACTGTTGTACATGTTTTGTAATGTAATCGAATAAATATGAATATAGAGAAAATCATCTTCAATCTCCTAAGCGCACATAGGTGGGTTAGGTATTGGATACAAAAAGAGATTGTAGGCTTGACAATGCCTGGTGAATACGTTGAGATAAGGAGTTCTTTCTTATCAGATAAAGATCTTGCTGATATTTTAGAAGCTGGATTCAAAATTAAAAGCATCTGCTCAAAAAAAATAGATGCAGATGCTTATAATGATGTTCTGTTGATGCGTGAACTTTAAATATAACCAAAATAGTAATGAGAGTAAAGGAAATAAAGAAGCATAATCCGCAATCTTTTTTAGATGATTTGAGACGCGTCCGAGAGGTCATGGTTTACGCAGAGTGCACCAACTCCTATTATCAGATCTTAAAAAAAGACTTGCTGAGAGATGCTGAAAGGAAAGCAATCACATACTATATAACGGATACTATATTTATTATAAAAAGGAATGTGATGGTAGTCATTTAACGAATAACTATTGAGATATGGAAGTGAAATATTTAGCAGTTGAGATTAAAGGTGAAATATTCGTTATGAATGACAATGACGAATTAGGAGGACTGATAGATGGGGATATACCGCATACGGTAATTGGTAGGGTATGTACTCAAGGGTGTAATACAACATGCTTACATTACCGTGGAGGGTACCCTTGTAAGGCTATGAAAGATGCTGATGGGATTTTAATTCATGTTTTTGTAGACTAAAAAAATGAATATAAGTAAGAATATTCAAGGATACCCAGTTAAGTGCGCTGGGGTTAGAAAGAATAAGCGTATAAATTCAGCGTGTATAATGTGCGACATATTTGACATAAAGAAATATTATACCAAATCGACATGGAGGATTTCAGGCATCAATCAATGCATAATGAACAGAATGTGATGAAGATTTATAAAGTCAACGAATGGGCGGAGTTCAGAAAGAAATTTCAGAGATTACTGCCGAATATACCTATAATAGACTTACATGATGCACTGTTATCAGCTATCAATAATAGATTGGTAATTGATATAATTGCGTTAGACAATAGATTGCAGAATATGTATCCTGAAGAATGGGAGTGCATGTCTATGAAGGAAATAATTATTAAACATTATGGTTTGGAAGCCATGCAATTAATAGAATCAGTATTATGATATACGGATATTTAAGAGTAAGTACGGACGAGCAGGACTCTAATAATCAGAAGTTAGGAGTCTGCAAAAAAGCGGAATCCTTGGGGGTGTCAGTTGATGATTGGATTATTGATGATGGCATATCTGGGACGAAGGAGCCTGAAAAACGGTTATTGAGCAAACTTATGAAGAAATTGCAAAAAGGGGATGTGATTATTACATCCGAGCTTTCCCGTCTTGGTAGAAAATTATTCATGATTATGCGAATATTGGAGTTCTGTATGCTTCATGAAGTTAAGGTTTATACAGTAAAAGACGGATATGAACTTGGAGATAACATACAAAGTAAGGTTCTTGCTTTTGCTTTCGGAATTGCTGCTGAAATAGAACGTGACATGATTAGCCAGCGGACTAAAGAAGCATTAGCCAGAAAGAGATTGGAAGGCGTAGTCCTTGGTCGTCCTAAAGGCAGAAAGAGTTCTCCTGACAAATATAAATTGTATGGGAAAAATGCCTTGATAAAAGGATTGATTGACGAAGGCATATCACAGCGTAAAATAGCAAAAATATGTAAGGTTGATAGAAATACGCTTGCAAGATTTTTGAAATATGAATTAATCAATTAGAGTATAACTATAAAGATATGAACCCAATGAATAATGAATTTATTGATGGTA